CGCTTAAGATTGATATAAGAACCATTGCTGTTAACCACAAAATTAGCTTTGTTATTATCAATCAAATCAATAAGATACTGCATATTAAAGTCTGAAGCTCTTTCTGGTATTGTTAACACAGTACACATGTCGTTTGGAACTCCTAGCTCTCCCATTTTCAATGTAGGGTCGGGGCCAATTACTGTACGAGCAGAATGGTTAACTCTTTTTCCCATAATATTAGTACGAATTTGCCCATCTTTTCCAGTCAATCTTGCTTTTATACATTTTATAGGACGACTATTAGTAGTGTGTTTAGCTTTCCCTTTAGAATTATTAAACGTGGTTTGTATTCTGAACTTTATTGTTTGGATATGTTTTTGCCTACTAACTTCTGACAAAGTAGTATCACCCAGATAATTATTAGCTTTAATAATTTCAATATATTGTATGGTTAAGTCATCATCACATATATTTCCATCAGCCTTAACAAATGGACGACAGCAAGGCGGTAATACTAGCAGATTAGATATAATGAAATTTCTAGGATGTATCATTTTAGGATTAAAACCTACCAGTTCTATATCTTCGTCAGAAATGTTATCAAATATTCGTTTAATATCGAATGGTGATAACGCAATGCTGGTTTTAAGTTTAGATTTATCTGTGTATACCAATGAAATGATACCATCGGTATTACATTTAACATCTGGTTGATCAGCACCGCATATATTACCGCTTTCGTTTGGTTGACAGCATATATTAACCTTTTTCAACAACTCTAATATCTTATTAAATCTCATCTCACCCTTATATCTGTTCAATCCATGCAGGTATATCTGATCCTTAACTATTAATAGCTTATTACATTTTTTGCAGAACATTTTGAGATAATACATTATGTATTTTGTAAACGATGGATGCAGTACTTCTTCCTCTAATTCAATATGCCCAAAATGTCCTGGACATATTTCTGCGTCTTCATGACAACTTTCGCATTTATCAGAATTGTCTATAGCTCCCATGCGTAGATCATACACACTACCTGGTCCAATTTTTTTATTGCTATCAATCTTACACATAGACAGCTTTAGAATTTCTTCCGGGCTATATACTCCAAACGAAATATTTTTTATCTCACGTGTATCTTGATCCATGTTTAAAATTATATAAATATTTACTTATTTTTTCAAATTATTAATTCGATCAGAATTAATAATCTAAATTGGGGATTCCTCGTCTTCTGATATAACAAAATCATCATCTCCCATAACTACAGCGTCGCCTGATTCTATATCATCTTGTGTGGTTCTAAATCTATAACCGTGCCAGCTGTTTCCTCTTTGTGTATCACCCCAAACTTTCTCTAAATATTCCTTAACTTCATCCCTGATAGGTAGTGTATGTCCAGGAAATCCTTCTTTATGCCAAGCTCTAAATTGTGCATAAAGCTCAATTAAAGTGACAACAGGAACTTTTTCATTTACATCAGCGATAGCTTCGACAATATTTTCTTCGATATATTGTCTGTAAATATCATTCTTCATTTGATATAACCGTGTTGCTTCCATAACTTTTTCGGGTTCAACTCTAACGCTAATTTTTTGCCTATGTTGAAGTAAAATCCATGCAAATGCTTTTAACATGCTTGGAATCTTCTCTTTAAAATTAGGATCTCTTGGAAACTTTTTTTGCATAAGTTGTTCTTCGTATGTATCTGGGCATGCTTGTCCTTTTTTAACAAACGTAGATTCAAATGGGATAACTCTAACACGATTCCAAGTAGCTTCGTCACCAATTAACTTAGGTAACCTATTACAAATAAATACCAATTTGAACATTGGCATCCTCTCCTTGGTCTTTTTACCCTTTTCAAACAAATCTCTGGCCAAATACTTGTCATTACCTGAGAGATTTTTGAATATTCCATCGTTAATTTGCTCCCCCTTATTAGGTTCCTCTAACACAGCCCATCTAACTCCTTGTCCAGCTCTAGCAAGCTCAGGATTAGCAGAACCATTATCTACCTTTTTACCCGTAATTAATGTTGTGTTAAACTTGATAGCCAATTCCCCAAATAATTGCTCAAACATTCCCTGTAAAACACTCTTACCATTATCACCAGCACCAGTCCAAAAAATAACTAGTTTATGTGGATTACCTCCTTCAAAAACATCAGAAGCATTATCCATGAAATATTGACGTACTGATGTATCTGGGAACATTTTTTCCAAGTAACTATGTACAAAGTGTACCTCTTCTTGGTCTTCTGTCAGATCTTTGTCATACTCAATACCCATTGATTTGGATAAAAAATCTTCTGGTCTACCATCTCTAAATATATTGAGTTTTAAATCATACACACCATTTTTAAATGCAATAAGATATGCATTTGTATCTAGTTTTTCCTTAAATCGTCTATCGTAAAAAACTTCCATACATTCTCTCATAGCATTATTCTTAAAAGGTGCAGATTTCAAATTGGATTGCATTTTTTGTACCAATTTTAACCTAGATTGTAACGTATGTTCTTTTTCTTTATCAGGTGTTTCACTCATTTCCATGTATATATTTCGCCCAAGTTCCTTATACTTTTCCGAGATTTCGTCCGAGATTTTCGCTCTTAGAAAAACACCTTCTTCGATTTCTTCCCATCTATGATCTCTGTATTGATACCAGCTTTTTTCAATAATTGAAGCACATACAAATTCGTTATTATACATTTCAAATAAAATTTTTGCAACATCATTATGAGAACCATGTATAGCTTCGTTAACATGTTTTTCAGATTGTTCCTTCTTAAAATTTTTATATTCTTCTGGGCTGTCAATACTTGCATAATATCTTAATGTTCCTAGTGTAATATCTTTCTTAGACATTCTTTCCCATTCATAAATACAAGTAGCTTCATCGTAAGTTTCGTCGTCTCTAGATGAAAAATCCAACCACTGTTCTAAAGCTTCAGGACAACCTTCCCCAATATTAAAGAGAACCCATCCAATTGTCATCCACTCATTTCTATCCTCTGTTCTAAATGTCGATAACATCGGAAGAAGTTTACTTGAAATTTTGAGGGACTCTGTAGTTGATAATTGTGTTTTTTTCTTAGGTACTTTAGACATAATCTTTTCCTTCAAGGGTGAAACCAACCCTGTTTTCACCTCCTTCACTTCTCTACAGTATGGAATAATACTTAAAATTCTTGGTAGCATTTCAGTAACTCTATTGTTTACACAAATGAGGTCTTCATTGTTATTAAATAATCTATAATTACAAAAAGCCTCTTCAAATGTGATAGGTGAACCATCAGAATCAAAAACTTTGGTTGCCAGATAAGGATCCATATCTTCAGCTTTACGACTTCCATACATTAACCACGGTACCTTACAACAACTTTTATCTACAACACTACCAGAATTCTCTATGCCTAAATCTGAAAATGCTTTCAGATCAGTTATGATAGTTTGCACTCTGGGTATAAGATGTACTTCTTGGTCTACTTTGCTGAGAAAAATATTAGGAAAATGTAAATGAAACCCGTTTTTAACATACATATTATCTCCCTTAGTTATTGTATATATTGGTTTTTCCAATAGTACACAAACTAAATCATCATCTTTACAATCATGTACTATACTTCTCAAAACTGACTGATATGTATCTACAACTTGTGATACATGTGTTGTATCATATATATGATCTCCCCAATTTTTATCTTCATCTAATATTTTAATATCTATATCTACCAACACTGGGAGATAAGATTGGGCTTTTTCTGCAACACCAACTATAGGATTTGTTGTATTTTTAAGCAATTCACAGTATGCTTCCCAAAATTCTTCTAACCCTTCCCGATTAAATTGAAATTTACCCTTTGGTTGAATCATAGAAACATGTGTATGAAACAAACTCTCACTGTAGTGGTTGTATAATATTCTCTCAACAGGACTTTGCAAAGTTATTTTTTGTTCTGATGCGTATGCCATTTTGTCTTTCTAAATGAAAGCATAAAATTATTCGTTTTCAAAAAATTAACATAGCTTAAAATGTCATTTATCATAATAAATGACTGATACTACACATGATTCAGATAATGGTATTAAATATGATGATTATATTTCTGTAGATAACGTTATCTACATAGTTATGGTAGATAACAAGCCAAAATGTTATGAATTTGAACATATCAAAGCTAAAAATAAGATGATGGAATATGCTAAAAACTTAATCCATAATAATTCGAACATGTATAAATGTTACATGGATGATAATGATGAAGAAATTATTATATCAGGTAAATATAAATTTTTTTTGATATCACATGAGAAAGTATTACATACAATAAGCATGTATACTATACCAATGTCTTAATATTTGATTATAAATATTCACGAAACTTGGATAATATTTTAGTAGGTGTAATAAATACATTTTTTACTATCTAAAGAATTATAGTATACAAAAAAATGTCAACTTTACAACATCCTGAATGGGAGAAAGAAAACTCTCTCACTTCACCAGAAGATAGAGATAGAGAAAATAAATGGAGACCAGAACAAAACGCACCTGTTCTACCTGAAGAACATGTTAACAATGCTATGGCTGCTTTAAACAATACCGTTTTTGTTGATAAATTTCCCAGGGTAGATCGTACATATGCAGATCCTCCCCCGCCAATGCAAGCAATAGGTCTAGTATCATTTACTCCTGCAAAAGGAGCAACACCAAATGCTAATGGTGTGTATGGTTTTGCTAAACTTCGTGGTAATTATTCTTCTGAAATAGAAGCCAATCAGAGAGCAGAATTTTTGATCAGAAATGTTGACTCATATCATCAGATATATCAGTGTTATGTTGGAAGACCATTCCCTATGACTGAATCATCTGATTATTCTGCTGAAACCACAGAAATAGATATACGTAAGCAAACAGCTGAATCTGTATCAACTAATATTAAGCAAAAGAAAAAGGGTGAGCAGCAAGTTATGAATGAAATCAAAGAAAGGGAAACTAAATTAGTCGAAGAGTCAAAGCTTGACGAAGCAGATCCTTATGAAACATATATTTCATTAAACGTTAAGAAAGCACATCTTACATGGACATGGCTTGAATACCAGAAAAAGATGGAAACAATTAAAGAAAATATAATTAAATCCAGAGAAGATATAGCATCTTTGAATGATGAATATCCTGATTTTAAGGATACTTATTATGAAAAATACATGGAAGCACGTAGAGAATCAGGTCTCACGGAAACTGCAGAAGAGTCTCAAGATAATTTTATCAAGTTTATGGTAGAAGATGCACCACTTCCATTCTAAAAATTTTAATACATATTGTATTAAAATCTATCTGCAATCTGCACAGGGTTTAATCCACAAGAAATATACTGCAATAAGTACAGATAAAATAGTTATACCCAATCCAACCCATAACATTATAGACTTCTTTTTCTTGTGAGAACCGGCCCCGGTAGCACCTATTCCCACACCTACTGCTGCTAAAGGAGCTGCTAAGCATGCAGTACAAAAATCTTCTTTAGTTCCATCTTCTTTAGTTTCATCTGATTTTTCTTCTGTCATTTATTATACAATAGAAAAAAAATCAATAAAACGGAGTATAATTCCAACCTAGCTCCTGGAACAATGTTTTACATACCTCATCGTGAAAAGATCTACGATCTAAAGTCTTAAGTATACCAAAATTTTCTCTATTACACTGGTGTTTATGATGAATTAATAGTTGGTATAGAATATGCTGAGTATTAATAAAATTTTTTCTATCTATATTTTTATACCTTTTATCGTAAATGTTGGTAAGAGTGTCAAAATCATCTAATAATTGATCTTCTAAGTATGATATATCATCTGGTTTAACATCTGTAAGATTATAGTGAATAAGATGAACATTTTCATAGTGATTAGTATAACCTAAATCTTTGAGAAACATTTGTACTACTCCTTTGCTAATTTTAGCAAACCTAATAATTTTATCATCATTCTTTACGAGTAGGTGGTGTTTTTCGAACTGATCTATTAAACTGTCATATACTTTTTGAGCTATAGTACTATTTTGTTTACCTTGGTATTGGTTAATACAATCTCTAAAGTGTATTTTTCTATCATACATATATTTAGGTGATATATTTACTCTATCAACATCATTATACGAAGTTGACTGTTTAATTATTGTTTTTTGCGCTGAGCATTCATTACAGATGTAAATATTACCATCTATTATGTCGAAATTTTTTCTATTACCACAGTTGTCACACAATACTTCTTCAGATTTTTTGCATTGAACATCTATATTAATATACTTAGAAGCTGCTCTTATATATTTTTGTATTATTTCTATTTTTGGCTTATCATTTCTAATAGGTTTTCCCATAAAATTCATCTTCATAGGTGCCTTTAATATTTTTTGATAATTAGTTAATAACTCGGCTGTGTCTGCAACATAAAAACTATAAGAATTTTTTTTATGTAGTTCACCAATGTATTGTTCTAGATTAAGTATAGTTTTATTTAACCCAGCCTGAATCCGTGAATTCAACCCTTTTAATTCTTTAAGACTCTTAAGTTTCTCAATATACTGAGGTAATTTATCAAATTCGGACTTAAAATTTTGTTTTATTTTTCTATCAATTTCGTTGATATCTATTGACATTTATACCAACATTAGTTATTTTAAACCCGGAATAAAAGTTTGAGTGTTTATATAATATTTTTTTTTACTTTTATTTTCTTGCTTAATATAAAATGTCAACAATTACTTCAGCTTTCATTGATCTCGCCACTTATGACGAGCTCGACAAATACATGTATGGAGGTGAAGATTCCACCGCCTATTTTGTTCGCGAAACTAGAAAAGCCACCTGGTTTTCCCAAGTTCCCGTCCCCCTTCAAGTAAACACCGGCTCTGCTGCTTTCGGCGGTAAATGGGGTGTTAATATTAGCAGATCCGGTGATTACCTTCTCCATGCTTGGTTAAGACTTACTGTTGGTGCGATATCAGTTCCCACCGGTGGGCTTGCAGGAGATGACTGTGTTCGTTGGACCAGAAATCTTGCTCATAATTTAATTAAAAGTGTGTCTGTGCAATTTAATCAGATGGAAGCCCAAAAATTTGATAATATTGGTCTTGATTTCTGGGCAGCATTTACAGTTCCGGCCTCTAAACAAGCTGCTTATGATACTATGATAGGAAACACTGAAAACATGGTTAAGGGAGTTCTTAAC